ATAGATCCGACCTATTCATGTGGTTTTGATAACACAGTTTTCAGAAGGGAGTTGATACTATGGAATTGAACACCATTGTCAGTGAAGTGGGTACGCTGGTAGACATTCGGGATGTCTCTGTCAACAAAGAACTTTCTCGTGATGAACGGATTGCAGAATTTGTTCAGCAAATCAAAAATCCATACCATTTTAAGTGTGGACGTTTTACTGTACAAGCCAGTTTTTCTGCTGAAGGTGCTACCCTGGAAGAATGTATCAAGGGTATTTTGCGATAGCTGCAATTTTAAGAAAGGGGCTGACTTTTCCGTAAAAGCATGGTAGAATAAGAATCGGAAAAGGAATTGAATATGGAATAACCACACTTCTTGAATTGCGGGGATTTTTCTGTGCAACGAAAGGAGTGTTTTTTTATGCAGGTTTACAAAGCGATTAAGTACATCCGTCTTTCTTATACGGATGATAAAACAGTAGAAAGTGACAGCGTTGCTAACCAGCGGCGCCTGATCGATGACTACATAGCCCGACACCCGGAAATTGAGGTTGTGGCAGAAAAAATTGACGATGGTTATAGTGGTGTTTTGTTTGATCGCCCGGCATTTCAGGAAATGATGCGGATGATCGAACAAGGCGAAGCTAACTGCGTGATTGTCAAAGACCTCTCCCGCTTAGGTCGTGAGTACATAGAAACAGGCCGTTATATGCGCAGGGTATTTCCAGCCTATGGAGTGCGTTTTATCGCAATTAACGATAATGTGGACACGGAAAATGACGCTGCCGATGATCTCACGGTTTCTGTCAAAAACATTATGAATGAGGCTTACTGTCGGGATATTTCCGTTAAGACACGGAGCGCCCTGGAAGTAAAACGGCGCAGCGGGGATTTTGTAGGTGCTTTTACCATCTATGGTTATGTGAAAGTCGGCGATAAACACAAGAGCCTGGAAGTGGACGAATATGCTGCTAATGTTGTGAGGGATATTTTCAGAAAACGGCTGGAGGGATTCAGCGCTTCCCATATAGCGGATGAACTGAACCGATTAGGAATTCTTTCGCCTTTAGCGTATAAGCGCAATCACGGAATGCCTCATGCAAAAGGTGGCTATACAGACCGAAAGGATTGCAAATGGTCTGCAACTACAATCATCCGCATTTTGCAGGATGAAACTTACACCGGAACACTGGTCCAGGGCAAACAGACAACGCCCCATTTCAAATTAAAAGAGCGTGAGGACAAACCTTCTTCGGAATGGATTCGTGTGGAGGGAACCCATGAAGCGATCATACAAAAGCACGATTTTGATCTGGTGCAACGGCTCCGCAGGATTGACACAAGGACTTCTCCCAAATCGGATAAGGTTTACCTGTTTTCCGGTATTTTGATCTGCGGATGCTGTGGCTGCCGTATGACCCGCAAGACGAACCGCTATAAAGATAAAGAGTATCACTATTATTACTGCCCGACCGGCAAAAAGAATGGCTGCACATCGTCGGTCATGCTGAAAGAGTCGGATCTGATTGAATGTGTGCAGGACAGTTTGAAAGGACATATTGAAAATGTTGCTTCTCTGGATGCCCTGCTGTCCAGTATCAGTCAGGAACGGATCAACCGGGAATTGGCGCAGGAATATGCCGCACAGATCAGAGTAAATGAAAAGTGTGTGGCACAGACCGAGGGCTTTAAGGCAAAACTCTATGAAAATCTGGTGAGTGGAATTCTGACAAAGGAAGAATTTCTCTCTTATAAGCGAAAATACAATGCAGATATTGAACTGTTCCAAAAGGCAATCGCTGAATGGAACGATAAACTTACAGATGTATTGGAAAACCGAAGCGAACGAAACCGTTGGATCAACCATTTTATGAAATTTTCTACTATGGAGGATATTGACCGCCGGGCAGTCATGCAGCTTATCCGAAGCATACGGGTAATGGGTAAAGATGAACTGCATATTGAATTTAATTACCAGGATGAATATCAGAAAGCAATCTCTTTGGCAGAACAGATTGCTACAAAAAATGAAGAAAGGATGGTGGGCTAAATGGCAAGAAAAAGCAGAAAACAGACGGCAGCGCCTATGCCGGCACCATCTTTATATGTACATGTGGCTCTGTATATCCGTCTTTCTGTGGAGGATAACAAAAAGCGGGGCTGCTCAGTAGAAAATCAAAAGCTGGTACTGAATGACTTTCTTTCAGATAAACCGGACTTCGTTGTGTATGATACCTATATCGACAACGGGGCGACAGGGACAAATTTTCACCGCCCTGGATTTCAGCAAATGCTATCTGATATTGAAGCAGGCCACATTAACTGTGTGATTGTTAAGGATCTTTCCCGATTAGGGCGAAATTCTATTGACACAGGTTATTATATCGAACAGTATTTCCATGCTCATAATGTTCGCTTCATTGCTGTTACGGATCAGTTTGATACAGAGGATTCCGGAAATCTTCATGGCGGTATCATGCTGCCTTTGAAAAATATGATCAATGAAGCCTATGCTCTGGACATTGGACGAAAAATCAAAGCACAAGCGCGGCAGGCTATGAAAGATGGCGACTATATTGGTGCACGGGCACCTTATGGTTACAGGAAAGACCCTGATAATTGCCATAAACTTCTGATTGATGAAAATACTGCCCCTGTGGTAAAACAGATTTTTGAATGGGCACATGAGCATGTGTCTCTGAACCGGATTGTCCGCAATCTAAATGAGATGGGGATTCCGGCACCGAGCCATTATAAAAAGGACACTGGCGAGATTACCAGTCCGGGCCTGATTGGAAGCGGCAAATGGCAGACCCGTACAGTGATGAAAATTTTAGAAAGCGAAGTCTATACAGGCGATCTGGTGCAAGGAAAAACAAAGATTGTAGATCATCAGCAGGTCAAGGCTGGAGAAGATAATCTGATTATTGCAAAATGCACCCATGAACCGATCATCAGCCATGAGTTGTTTAATGCAGTTCAGGAATACAGAAAACAGATCTGTGAAGAAAGCAAAGCAACTCCAAAACGCCCCTACACGCCAAACATTTTCAAAGGCAAAGTGTTCTGTGCTGATTGTGGCAGAAGCCTTCACCGGCAACGTGCCGAGCGCCGGAAAGGCCCCGATACTTATTGGTTCCACTGCCTTACAAACAGCCGGATAGAAAAAGATAGCTGCAAAGGCGCAACGATGCAGGAAAAGGAACTGATTTCTACTGTTACGGCTATTCTTGAAAAAGAGCTGACAGTTGCGCTGGGAATGTCGCTGCCACTCTTTCAGTTGGAGGCAAGACAAAAACAGGAAAAAGATAAGCTGAAAATTCAGATGTCGGCCAAACGGCAGGAAATTGAAAAAACACGCCGGCTGATCCGTGGTCTATATGAAAATTTTGTGCAAGGTATTTTGACAAATGATGAATACTTTGAATTGAAGGCGGATTATGAATATGCTATCAATGCTCTGTCTGGTGAGATTGAAGTATTTGAAAAATCTATGGACTCCCTGGACAACCAGCTTGCCCGATACCGTGCAATGGAAAAGGATGCAAAAACACTGGCACAGGATCATGTGCTGACTGCAGAACTGATCGAACGGCTCATTGAACGAATTGAGATTGACCACGAGCGGAATATTCATGTAACCTTCCGTTTCAAAAATGAATTTCAGGGAAAGGCGGTGGAACTGTGCGCAACTATGTGATTGCCCTTTATATCCGTCTTTCTGTGGAAGATTTCAAAACCGAAAGTTTGAGCATACCAAATCAAAAACTGATTCTTCGTGAAAAAGCTATGTCTCTGCCGGAATGGGATAACAGTGAGATTTTGGAATTTATTGACAACGGTCATACAGGGACAAACTTTGAGCGTCCGGCGGTGCAGGAACTTTTAACAATGGTTCAGGCCGGAAAGATCAACTGTATTATTGTAAAAGACCTTTCCCGATTTGGACGTAACAGCATTGAAACCGGCTATTTTATTGAGCGGGTATTTCCTCTTTACCACACCCGTTTTATTTCCGTCAGTGATGATTTTGACACAGCTAATTTCAAAGGTGATACCGGAGGGATTGATATTGCTTTCAAGTATCTTATTAGCGAGTGTTATAGTCGAGATATGTCCATGAAAACCAAAAGTGCAAAATACGCAAAGATGCGTCGTGGGGAATATCAGAGTGTCATCTGTCCTTACGGCTATCGCAAGAGTGCAGACGGACGTATGGAACCGGACGAGGATGTTGCCCCGAATGTGCAGATGATATTTCAATGGGCGTCTGAAGGCAACACCGCAGCCGAGATCACAAGAAAACTGTATGCCATGAATATCCCCACCCCTGGGGAATATCGTAAACTTAAAGGCAAGGACTATTACAATGTTTCCCGAACAAACGGCGTTTGGAGTACATCAACGGTCCTGCGTATTTTAGAAGATCAAAGATATATCGGTACCTATGTAATTGGCAAGAGAAAGGTAAAAGAAATTGGCAGCCGACATACACAGTTAAAGGATGAAAGTGAGTGGTTCAAAATACCGAACCATCATCCGGCTATTGTAAGTGTGGATCTATTTGAGAAAGCCAATGCTTCAATTAAGCGTTTCTCTCTGTCAAATAAAAAGCCGCGTGATTATCTGCTCCGTGGTAAGGTGTTCTGTGGATGCTGCGATCATGCAATGTCTCTACGAAATGGTGCGTGGTTTTATTGCCGTCATTCCGAGGTGGCTGAAACGCTTCCTTGTCATGGTGTGCGCATAAAGATGGCAGATCTGGAGCAGGTTGTATTTGAAACAATTCGGGCTCAAATGTGTCCGGCATTGGGAATTGATAGCAATAAGGATAAATTGGATTTGCAGACAGTTCAGCAGGCCGAACATGAAGAAAAACTCCGTTCTATTCAAGACAGCAAGCGGCATCTTTATGAGCAGTATGCACTCGGAGAGATTGATTTGGAAACCTATCGAACACGAAAAGCGGTTTATGACACGGAGCTGGTACAAGCCAAAAATGTTCATGCTGTCATTACTGCACAGACAAAGCAGATAAAAAGTGATTATGAGATTAAGCTGAAACAACAGGAAATTGTTCAGGAAGTCGGAAACGCCAACATGCTGACAAAAGCTCTGATTGACCGGCTTATCAACAAAGTTTACGTCTTTCCAGGAGATCGGATTGAGATTGAATATGCAACACAGGATTTCTTAGAAACAAAGCAATCTGAAAAGGAGGTATAACCGTGAACACCCATTTGAAACAGCTATGGGCAGCTATGAAGCTGCCCGAAAAACTTCAAAAAAAGTTATAAATTTTTTTGTCGTGGGCTTGACATACGGGTGCCTTAAGTCATGGAAACGAAAGTGCGGTATCTCTAATTTCTTAAGCAGATTTCCAAACAATGTTGTTAATGTATTCGGATTCATGTCTACAGTGTCGGTTGGTAGTTTCAAGAACTTCTCGATTACGAACGATGGGTAGTTCACATATCTGTCACCAGCATAAGACTTAGGTGCTTTTACAATCCATTCCCCCTCGTCATTCATAACCATTGTTTTTGTAACGTGGATTGTGTGATTCTTAATGTCAGACTTTTGCAATGCACAGATTTCGCCTCTCCGCATAGCTCCAAACGCTGCGAGAAGAATCGGCACTTCCATGATAGTTCCTTCTGATGCACGAACAATCTTTTTGATGTCCTCTTCTGTAGGAATGTAAATATTGCTCCTAAGTTTCTTCGGAAGAGTGATATTGATTACGATTCCAGGACGAAATCTTTTCATTACCGCACTGATCAGACCGTTCATGTCACGAACAGACTTAGGTGACAGCTCTGTAGATGCATTATTAATCACTTTTTGAATTACGCTTTGGGTGAGTTCTTTCAGCTGATACTCCTTAAGCGGTACCATGCAATTGTGTTGCATGCTCTTGTACTTCCTGATACTGGACGGAGAGAGGACAGCGGACCGTTCCTGTATATACTTTTCCAGTGCATCACCGAAAGTCATTTGCACTTCTTCATCTTTCTTGATTTCTTTGTTATCTGCCCATTCAGCAGCCATTGCTTCAACTTTTCTTTTTCCTCTTGCCGATGGATCATCACAAGTGAAAGACTTATAGATTCTTTTCTGCTTCTGCTTTTTTGTTTTCGGATCAATAACTGGTTTTCCATCCTTATCCACCACATTTTCATAGTGTGAGAATACCAGACATCTCCATGATCCGGAAGGTAACTTCTTAGCTGTTGCCATATAATCATCTCCTTTTTATAAAAAATGGTATAAAAATAACAGCCTAGCAACAGAACAAGAGTTCTGATTGATTGACTGCTCCGAAGATGATACAATATTCATTGGATTTTGGAGTATCTCTTCGGAGTTACTAAAAGAAGCACATTGGCGTGTGTTTCTTTTAGTTGACCGTTCCTGTTGGCGCAGGAGCGGTTTCTTTTTTGGTATTAATTAAAAGAAAGTCTGCGAACTTCATTTGCAGTATTGGTATTACATTTGATTTCCTTTTGAACTCTCGTTCCTGTTTCTGTAGATTCGAATACTAAAAATGCAACGGTATCTAATTCCTGCTGTTTTGTCGTAGTAGTTGTGTTGACTTTTGTTTTCTTTCCGAGGGATGCGCCGACGACGGCACCGACAGGTCCAGCAACTGCAGCACCAATTAGTGCGCTGCCAGCACGACCGTGAGTTTTATTATTTCCGGTTGTTTTGCTGATTAAATTGTATTGAGGACCATCCCAAATAAAATCAACCAGTTTAAAGTGTCCAGCGCCTTCCTGAAAAGAATTTCCGAAATAGTATAAACCATTTCCATCTTTACGGAATTTTAAACCACCTATATTGTATTGTGTTTCAGCTTTTTTTAAGGCTTTGATGCGATCGCGCTCAGCCTTTTCGGCTTGTCGCTTCTCCCAGTCAGCTAAATGTTCTTCTGGAGTCTTTTTGGCAGTGGCTTCAAAGAAGCTGCGGTCGTCTTCAGTCAATGTAGAAATTTCATTATTTTCTATTTTTTGCCTTAAGTCAGCATATCTAGAAGCGTTATCCCAGCTTCCTTTTAATTTGTCTAAAAAACCCATGTTTTTTTATCCCTCTCTTTCTTTTGCGAGACCTGTTCCTTACGAGCCACCACTGCTCGTATATATAATCCCTTGTGAGGTTATATCACATCATTTCAACCACTACCAGATTCGGAATGAAGTATATAATATAGTTATCAACGGTAGTATATACTCCATACTTATCACGGTAGCAACTGATACATTCTTCCAGATATTCTTCTGTAACATCCAGAAAGTCTGCAATTTCATATTTATTTTGACATCCAGCATTGAATGCGTGGATGATTCCCATAAGTCCGATCAGGCGGTTGTAGCCGTGCAATCGGGCTTGACGTTCCTGTTTACGGTTTTGTACGGAATTTATATCTATAATATCACCAACGGATGTGTGGTGATGTCCAAGTTCTTCAGCCAGTGTACAGGCTTTTTGAACTGTATTCATATCTTTTCTGATTGCGACAGTACCGTCACAATACAATCCTTTTATTCGATCACTGTGAAATGTATAATCTATAACATCTATACCGTCCCCGCAGGCTTCGTCTTGTAAACATTCGTATGTGTTCATATGTATAGCACCTCCCACTACAGCATATCCGTTTATCTATCCAATAAAAATGTTTTATTTTCTTCTGTTCTTTACAAATGCAGCGAAGTTTTTGATTTCTTCCATTTCAGACTCAGTGTATTCTTCACCGTCGAAGTGGGCGGCGAGAGTGGCAGGATGATAAGTATTGTCTATAACCATTTTTTCTAATTCATCTGCGGTAATTCCTAAAGCATTACATATCTTACAAACATTAACATACCCTGCTTTTTCAGCACCACGTTCCAATATAGCTTTTACAGTTGAATATGGAAGACCAGATATTTTTACGATATCTGCAACTTTCATATTCTTATTTTCCATTAGTTTTTTCAATAATTCAGCACGTTGATCCATTTTCTGTACCTCCTTGAATTGATATTACAATATTGCGTAACGAAAGTAAATAGAAAATTGCAAAATATTGCAAAAAATATGTTGACAATTGCGCAATAATGCAATATAGTAAAAATACGAATTGCGGAATTGCGCAATTTGAAAATGCGGACTGCATTGGAGAAAGGTTGATAGTTACTGGAACATTAAAGCTCCTTTTCAAGGTGGAATGCTAACGGAGTTTCTCCGAAGCAACCAGTATAAGACAGAGCGACTATCTTATAACCAAGTTTTATCCACTTCTCAGCTAATGTTTTGGAATAAGTAATTCGTTTTATAGTACCACCTCCTTTCATAGAGGCGATTTGCAGTCCGCATCAATATTATAGCAGAAGGGAGTGAGAAAAGTTGCCAGAAGTAAAAGTTGATAATCTGGAAGCGGAAATGAAACGAAACAAAATTTCGCGTTCTGACATTGCCAATTTACTGGGATTGTCATACAGAACTATTCATTCCAGATTTAATGGCGAATCAGAATGGGGATATGCTGAATGTGTTAAAGTGCGAGATGCATATTTCCCAAACATGACATTAGACTACCTGTTTGAAACAGAAGAGAAAGTGAGGTGAGAGCAATGAAGAAAAAGATTATCAATAAGAGAGTCAATGGAGATTCTGAAGAGCTGCACGCATTGAAAGGCTTTAAGGTCTTAGCTGTTGGCAACGGAACAATCGGAGAAGAGTGTGCGTTGAGTATCATGCTGATGAACGAGAACAACGTTGCTGTTGATTTAAGTATCACAGATGACGGAGCGTACCTCAGCGATTTCTACGCACTGACAGAGGACATGATTCCACGCACTTATGATGACTAGAGAGGTGAGAGGAGATGCCAAAATTAAAAATATCTGACAGGGAAAGGCAGAACAGAATACTTCTTGCAATCATTGAGTCAGGAAAGACTATGACAGCTATTGATACTCAGAAGCTTTCAAAACTGACCGGTATCCCGCCGAGCACTCTGTACCAAAGATTAAGTCAGCCGGATAATATCCGAATCAGTGAATTAAGAGAAATCCTAAGGGTGCTCAAAATCACTGATGAGGAAAAGGCGAAGATAGGTAGGGAAGTGATATGAGAGATTGTAGTTTCTGTAAAGAAAAAAACAGATGCATGGAAAGAAGTAGATGTATTCCGTGTTCATCATTTAAGAAAGAAGGTGAGAAAAATGAATCAGATCGATATGATCGACATCCAAAGAAGAGCAATCCAGATAGTTAATACCAAGAGAGAGCCAAGAAGAATTGAGCATGATGACAGAGAAGAAACAACGTCAGCGGTTATGACAATAGTTGCGATGGGATTGGTAGTTGTCTTAGGAATCGCAACATGGGTTATCTTCGGATATTAAAAAAGAGTGCCCAGAAAAGGCGGCAACCTTCGGACACTCGGAAATTAGTCAATTACATTATAAGAAAAGAAAGAAAATTAGTCAAATGATTGAAGCAACAAGAATAAAAACAAACGATAAGGATGGTTGTCAGGTAGAAGCAAGTGGAAGTATTGGTGATCTTATGATGGAGTATAAAGCAATAACGGAAGCTCTCTTCAAAACGGTCAGTAGAGAGGCTGGATTAGGACTCGCAGAGGAACTCTTTATGAAAGCAATAAGAATGACAATTGAGGGAGAGAAGAATGAACGATCCGTTTGAAGTATTTGATTTTAAGGACGAAAAGGACTGGTTAAGTGGAAGAATGAACGGCATCGGTGGAAGCGATGCGAGCGCAGTGGTCGGGATGAATCCTTACAAGAGCAACATCAATCTGTTTGAAGAGAAGACTGGGAGAAGAATTCCGGAAGATATTTCTGGAAAATCCTGTGTGATCTATGGAAAATACGCAGAAGGACCAATCAGGGAATTGTTTAAGTTGGATTATCCGGAATATGTGGTAGAGCATCATGAGTTCAGGATCCTGCGAAGCATCCAATATCCATTTATGCAGGCGTCACTGGATGGGGAGCTGACTGATCAGGACGGCAGACGAGGAATTCTTGAGATCAAGACAACCAATATTTTGCAGAGTATGCAGAAAGAAAAGTGGAGAGACCGGATTCCGGATAATTATTACATACAAGTTCTGCATTACCTGCTGGTCACAGGATATGAGTTCGTTGAATTGTGTGCTCATCTGAGAACAGAATGGGGCGGAGAGAAGCGAACGACAGTGAAACATTATCACATAGAAAGAGCAGAAGTTCAGAATGATCTGGATATGCTGCTTAGAGAAGAAACGAAGTTTTGGAATTATGTAGAGAGTGGCAGGAAGCCACCGCTCATACTTCCAGAGATATAAATACAAGGAGGAACAAAATGGAATTAAGAATTACTAATCCGGAAGAAAATGGATTTTTGAAAGAGATCCAGTGGAACCAAGAGGAAGTCAAATCATGGGTTGCTGCAAGAGTGCAGGATTATAAGACGATCGCATATACTGCAGATCAGGCGAAAGACATGAAGAGAGATCGTGCAGATCTTAATAAGTTAAAAGCTGCATTCGAAGACGAGAGAAAGCGTCTGAAGAAAGTGTGTATGGAACCGTATAACCGGTTTGAACAGCAGGTGAAAGAAATTACAGCACTGATTGATGAACCAATTCAGTTAATTGATTCTCAGCTGTCTGAAATCGAAGAGAGACGCAAGCAGCTGAAACAGAAAGAGATAGAAGAACTTTTTGAAACGATCGGATTTCAGGACTTCATTACGCTGGAAAGAATCATGGATCCGAAGTGGCTGAATGCAACGGTATCTCTTAACAAGATTGAAGAGCAGATGAAGAACTTGCTGTTTAGAGTCGGTACTGAAGTTTCTACGATCAATAGTCTTCCGGAGTTTAGCTTTGAAGCACTGGAGAATTACAAGAAGACGCTTGACTTAAATATGGCCATTGCAGAAGGACAGAGACTTGCAGACATTCAGAAGCGGAAACAGCAGTATGAAGAAGAACAGAAACGTATTGCTGAAGAAAAAGCAAGACAGGAAGCAGAAGAACTTACAGCTAAGCAGCAGGAAGGTGATGAGACAGTCAAAGAAGCTACACCGGTTAATGAGACTGTTATTGTAAGAGAAGAGCCAGTTGCTGCAGACCTGATCCAGTTAGACTTCCGTGTATTCGGAACAAGAGAGCAGATCATGGCATTACGTAACTATATGATTGAGAATCAGATTAAATTTGGAAAGGTGGAATAAAAGATGGCAGTACAGAACAGTTTAGCAAACAGACAGACGAAAACAGGAATGGCTGCATACCTGACGCAGGATGCAGTAAAGAAACAGATCAACAGTGTGGTTGGTGGAAAGAATGGGACAAGATTCATTTCCAGTATCGTATCAGCAGTTCAGACAACACCGGCTCTACAGGAGTGTACAAATCCAAGCATCCTGTCAGCAGCATTACTCGGAGAAGCATTGAACCTTTCCCCGTCTCCACAGCTTGGCCAGTTCTATATGGTCCCGTTCGATAACAAGAAGAAAGGCTGCAAGGAAGCGCAGTTTCAGCTTGGCTATAAGGGATATATTCAGTTGGCAGAACGTTCCGGATACTACAAGAAATTAAATGTTCTTGCAATCAAGGAAGGGGAACTGATTCAGTATGATCCTCTGAATGAAGAAATCGAGGTGGAACTGATCGATGATGATGTGGTTCGCGAAGAGACTCCGGCAATGGGATATTATGCTATGTTTGAGTATGAGAATGGGTTCCGTAAGACCATGTACTGGTCCAAGAAGAAAATGCTTGCACATGCGGAGAAGTATTCCCAGGCATTTAAGAGAAATGGTGGAGCAAAGTCCTTGGAGCTTCTGGAACAGGGGAAGATTCCAGAAAAGGAACTTTGGAAATATTCTTCCTTCTGGTTTAAAGATTTTGATGGAATGGCATTGAAGACGATGCTACGTCAGCTGATCAGCAAATGGGGAATCATGAGCATCGATCTGCAGAATGCCATCGATAAGGATATGGCAGTCATCCATGAAGATGGAACAACGGATTATGTTGAGACTCAGACAGAACAGGATAATGTTGTTGCCGATCAGGAGCTGCAGGAAGTAAAAGAAGAGAAAGAAACAGAGTCAGAAAGAAGCGTAGAGGATGAGTTTTTCAAATAATGATAAGACGAGAGGAGAAGTGTTATGCAGCACATTAATTTAGAAACATTTGCAAATGGAGCATTTACCGCCCAGGTGAACCGGGCAATGGAAGAAGTCACAAAGAATATCCAGGATCCGAATACAGATGCAACAGTGGCAAGAAAAATCACTATAACAATTGGATTTAAACCAAATCAGGAAAGAAACTTTGTTGCTACTGGTGTACAGACAAAAACAACGCTTGCGCCGGCACTCGGAGCAGTGACAGCGATTTCAATGGGAAAAGATATCACAACCGGAGAGGTGGAAGCTGTTGAGATTGGAAATCAGATCCCGGGGCAGATGTCCCTCAATGACATGAATCAGGAACAGGAGGCTTCAACGGTTCAGATCATTGATGGAAAAGCCGTAGATACTGCAACCGGAGAAATCCTGGAATCAAAAGATACAGGAAACAAAGTAGTTGATTTAAGAAAAGCAAGAGAAGCATAAGGAGGAAGCAAAGATGTTTGAGGGATTAAGAGATGCATTTGAATATGTAACAGGATTGAAAGAAGAGTCTATGAAACCAATTGTGGAGACAATAAATGGAAAAATTTATTGCAATAAGAATCTTGTGAGATATGGCAAAGAGGATCTTGCGAGTTCGCTTGATGTAAATACACTTTCCGCAATGGTAGATTATATTAAGGGGATGCCGGAGGAGCTGAGAGAAAAGATGGTGTTACATATTATATCACCAACACATGTGAAGTTATTTTCTGGGCTTTTGGATGAAAAACGCCGTGAGTATCTGATTGAAAGTGTGGCAATTGTTAATGAATTTCAATTTGATAAGTACTATGATCAGGAACGTTTCCTGATTGAGCTTCAGGCAAACTTCGCAACGAATGAGGATCTTGAAACGCTCCTGCAGGTATCCGGGAATATTCAGGCAGGTACGACAGCTTCTTATTCGGATGATGGAATCTCACAGAAAACAACGATTAAATCCGGCGTACAGAGAGCAGATGTTATTGTTCCAAATCCGGTAAAACTGATTCCTTACCGTACGTTTCAGGAAGTAGAACAGCCCTCCAGCTTGTATGTGTTCCGTATCAGAGATGATGGTGGAGATCCGAAATTCAAGCTGGTAGAAGCTGATAATGGTTTATGGAAGAATGCAGCAATGAAAAAAATCAAAGAATATTTTGAATATGAGCTTGCAGAGACACCGATCATGAAAGAAGGAAGATTAACCATTATCGCATAAAAATGATATCTCCTTATAAATTGGATAAATGTCACACATGCAACTTGTAAAGGATGTTTCTCCTGTGCCGGATATTAGATGCGGTAATCCGGTACAGGAAGAAAGGGGAAGGAATGAAATCAGTAACATTTCATGTTCCGGGCAAGCCACAAGGAAAGGCAAGAGCCCGAACGGTTTACAATAAAAGCGTAGGTCACTCGGTTAGTTATACACCAGAGAATGATCTGTTGTATGAGAATCTGATTAAAGCAATGTATATCACTGCTGCCAAAGGAACTCGATTTGAAAAAGAGATCCCAATAGCTCTTCGAATCGTAGCAAGATTTGAACCACCGAAGAGTACTTCGAAAAAGAAACAGCAGCAGATGATTTCCGGAGAACTTCATGTTATGAAGAAGCCGGATATTGACAATATTGTAAAGGTTGTAGCGGATGCGCTGAATGGCGTGGCCTACAAAGATGATACTCAGATCGTATTTGTCGCTGCAAAGAAAGCATATTCAGCCGAGGAAGGATTGGATGTGATCGTGGAGGAATATAAAGCAACAGAATAAACAGGAAGGCGGTGGCAGCGTTGCCAAGACCAAAAAAGAATGGCCTAGACTACTTTCCACTTGATGTTGATTTCCTCGAAGATCCCAAAATAAAGATACTGAAAGCCAGATATGGCAGAGACGGTATTGTATTATATATCTACCTGTTGTGTGAGATATATAAGCAGGGATATTACCTGCAGATAGATGAAGATTTTGAATATATTATATCTGATGATCTAAAAATTGATCAGAACAAGGCGAAGCAGGTCTTGAACTTCTTGCTGTCACGGTCACTGTTTGATAACACACTTTTTCAGTCGGACAAGGTCTTGACCTCTGCCGGAATACAGAAAAGATTTCAACTTGCAGTCAGAGAACGAGCAAGGAAAAATCCGATAGAAGTTGGAAGGTACTGGCTTTTAAAAAAAGAAGAAACAGAACCTTTTATTAAGTGTACCCATTTTAGTGATTTATCCGAGATAAAAGAGAGTTATTCCCGGAAAAACGATTGTAATTCCACGGAAAAATCCCTAAAGAAAAGTAAAGTAAAGAATATAGATAATATATTAGGATTCAGCCCGGAACTTGAACAGGCATTTCAAATGTATATTCTTGTCCGTTCTAATAATTATGGAGACATAATACCGGAACAGATCCAAGCACTTCGAGAGGATTTGATCCAATTGAGTGATTCAGAAGTTGAACGCATTGCTATTGTTAAGAAGGCAACAGCAGGAGGATGGAAATCATTTTATAAGACACCATGCAAGGAGAAGCAGAGCAGAACCAAGAAGGCAGCAGTTAAGGACAATAACAATTTTAAGAGAAGGCAGTATGATATGGATGATCTTGAGAATCGACTGTTGGGAAGGTAGAGAAGAATGGGTGAAAGTAAAATAAGAAAATGTATTATCTGCGGACGGCTCATCACGGCATCAAGAAGATATGCATACTGCAGTGATGAGTGTGCAGGTTATGCTAGCAAAGAGCGTGCTAGAGCAAAAATGCGTGAAATACAAGAGGAACATAGAAAATTTATTACAGAGACCAGGCAAAAGAAAAATATGAAGAAGCCTGGAAGAAAATCGAAGCAGCATAAAAATGAGCTCATAAGAATAGCTGTTGAGGCAAGAGAGCATGGAATGAGCTACGGTCGGTATGTTGGAATTTATGAATACCAGAAGGGGATGAAAATTTAAAATGAGTAGAATGATGGACGCAGATAAATTTCTTTCCTGGCTGAGTGAGGTCGAGGGTGAGATCAGGAAAGAGAAGATGAAAGAATGTCAGCCGGATCGGTATGATGACGGGTTGATGGCGGCAACAGGAACCATCAGGGAGTATGTTGAGAAGATGTGCAAGATCGACGAGGCTGACAAAGGACATGGCTGGATACCAGTGACAGAAAGACTTCCGGAAGATGAAAGAGATGTACTACTCACACTTGAGTCAACGAACGGTAACGGATACAGAGAGTACAGTGTAGGATGTTACATCCAAGTGTTTGACGAGGACACAGAAAAGCACTGGCTTGATAGACAGTACGGATACCTTGAGTGGGATAGATACTCAAACGGACACGGTGGATGCTCACTGTACAGAGTTACAGCATGGATGCCGATTCCGAATCTGTACAAGGGATAAAGACCATGAACAGACAAGAAAAAGAGGATCAGGCGCAGATTGAGTACCTGAGACGATGGAAAGAGAAGAAACAGAAGAGAAAGAATCTGTCAGAAAAACTGAGAAAGAGAGGCACGAAATGAAATACAAAGTTGGAGACAAGGTAAAAGTTAGAAGTGACTTAAAAACATCGGTGTTGTATGGCAGTTTATACGCAGCTGCTGAAATGATAAAGAAAAAGATTGTAACGATTACATACGTGTATGATGGTTGCTACAAAGTTGTAGAAGATGACTATGCGTGGACAGATGAAATGCTTGAGGGATTAGTAGAGGACGAACTGACAGCGGAAGAAGCAATTATACTTAGAGGCGAAATGTGTGAGGGAAGGAGTTGCAGTCGTTGCAAGCTGAGTGCCTATAACAATGGCACGGGTATTACCTGTAATGAATTAGCGGTAAAACATCCTGAACGATATATCGAAGTCCTCAAACAGTACAAGAAAGACCATGAAAAGAAAGAAATTGAAGTTGTGAAGAAAACCTGTTGCCTTGTAATAGACGAAAAAAGAACGATTGTTCACGAAGAGGAAATTGACAATCATGATTCTTGCGAGGAAGTGCTGAAAAGATATTGCGAAGAGCATGATGGAAAATTCTTTGCTATTGCGGAATGTAGATATGAGGTAAAGGAGTAGGCGTGAATGTTGGAGAAAAGATAGATTACATGATTCAATGCTTACAGGTGGCGAAAGCTGAGTGTGAGTATTTGGACGAATGGAATGCCAAAGACTGGGAGGATGACCGAGACATGCAATGGTTGTGTTCCAACAGACAGCCAAATAAGTCGCTGATTAAGGACAACCTTAGAAATGCAGCGAGAATGGGATTCCAGCTTGCGAATGAGGTGAAGTGATGATGACGGTAAGAGAAGAACAGGTACTTTGCAAACTGCATGAATTTATCGATGCAAACGATATTAATTGTGCAGAAGATGTGACGCAGCGAGATAGCATAAGTGAACAGTGCGTAGATCTTGTGGCAGAGTTGGTTGATACGCTTTGCTATAAATAACATTAAATTACAGAAAGGAGACGGAGCTCCGGCCGGGCAAAGATATATCGGCTCCTTTCGAGAAGATGTATATACAAGAAGATGACTTGAAACTAAATGACTGGCAGTTCTCACAAAGAAAATATCTGCCATATGAAACAAAGCTACGGCTTACAGAAACCCGTATAAGAGAATGGCATTACAACTGGGAAGGGCAAGTGTATTTAAGCTATTCTGCTGGACTTGATAGCACAGTGCTACTACATATGATCCGAAAAATATTAGGAAATGATGTCCCGGCTGTATTCTCCAATACAGGTTTGGAATTTCCGGAAATCGTGAGATTTGCAAGGAAAGCACCGGGAGAGTTTGTAGAGATATATCCGAGAGAAAAGGATGGAAAGAGGATTACATTTAAACAGGTCGTTGATCAATACGGATTCCCGCTTGTGTCGAAAGAAACGGCATTGAAAATACATAAGTTGCGACACGGGAACTTATCAGATCGGTATAGAAACTATCTGCTGAACGGGGACGAGCGTGGAAAGTTCGGAGTTTTGGCAAAAAAATGGAAGTTTCTGTTGGACGCAAAATTTGATACATCTGAGAAGTGCTGTCACATTATGAAGAAGAAACCATTTAAAGAATACGAAAAGCGCACCGGCAGAAAACCATATATCGGCACAACACAGGATGAGGGATTCATGCGAGCGCATCTATACGCAAGCACAGGATGTAATGTGTATGACGGGAAGAAAATTAAATCACAGCCGTTAGGATTTTGGAACAGACAGGATGTATTAAGATACGCGGTCGAAAATGATGTGGAAATATGCTCTGTGTACGGAGATATTAAGCAAGATCAGCAAGGCAACTATTATACGACAGGAGAACAACGAACAGGATGTATGTTCTGTGGATTCGGAGCGCACCTGGAAGAAGAGCCAAACAGATTCCAGAGAATGTCCATAACACATCCGAAATGTTATGAAATCTGCATGAACCTTGAAAACAACGGGGTGAAGTATAAAGATGCGTTAGAAACATGCGGAATTGGTACAGAAACATGGGAGCAGATGGGGCAAATGGATATATTTGATTTTTTGGAGGTATAAAGATTGCACATTGAATTAAAAGAGATAGACAAAGACACATTGAAAGTTGGAGATGTAGTAGGAGTGGCGAGAGAAGTAAACTACGGATGGGTTTCATCATTCCGGCATAAACTGATTTTTCCGGCACAAATCACAAGAATCACTCCAAAGCGAACCAAATTCTTTACGGATAAGTTTGGAGAACATGACAAAAGAGAAGTATTTTATGAGTGTGATAGTGAAGCTGAGAAAGAAACTTTTCTTGCTAAGGCATTTTATGCTATTAAAAACGGAATATTTGAGTTAACCGAATTGAAAAGAAATGATCGCATCGGAAGAATCAGCGATGAAGATTTGCCGGAAGTAGCTGAACACATGGAAGCAATGATGAAGATTTTGAAAAAGTACAGAAAGGAATAACGAATCCTCGGTAAACCGAGGTTGTATCAAGATTAGTATGGTGAATTGGTACATAAAGATTGACGGAGTGGCTGTGCCTAAATAAGCACTTAATAATGCATCCAAGCCGATTGTTAATCTATCCACGATACATGGATTTGTAGCGTGGTGTTATGAAAGTATGTTGGTTTTCAACAGGAATAAGCAGTTTTGTAGCGTGTTATTTAGCAAAGGATGTAGACGAGATTATATATACTCATGTACCGGATCAGCATCCTGATTCTTTGAGATTTTTGCACGATTGCGAAAGGATATTGGGTAGAAAAATTACAATCTTACAATCTGATAGATTTTCGTCAGTAGAGGATGTGATGAATCTCACTCACACAATGAACACTCCTTTTGGTGCTCCGTGCACAAGATATCTCAAAAAAGAAGTTAGGAAAAAATGGGAAAGAGAAAATCCTGACCATCACACTTATGTTTGGGGATTTGATGTAAACGAAGCAAAGAGAGCTGAAAACACTTGCAAAGCATTAAGCGACTACGATCATGAATTCCCACTTATAGAAAATGGACTCACGAAAGAAGAAGCTCACGGCATTGCGAACAAGCTCGGACTTAAAAGACCTATTATGTATGACATGGGTTATCCGAATAATAACTGTATCGGCTGCGTTAAGGGCGGTATGGGATACTGGAACAAAATTAGAGTCGATTTTCCAGAAGTATTTGAACTTAGAGCGAAACAAGAACGTAAGTTAGGACGTAGCTGCATAAATGGTGTATTCCTGGATGAATTAGAACCAAACAGAGGAAACATTAATACAGAAGTCATGGAAGACTGCACAATAGCGTGTCAGCTTCTGACTTGGAATAAATAACAGTACCTTGACAATTGAATATTGATGGTTGGAGTGGTATAATTTCCGTATTGAACATATCAAAAAGGAGAAATCATGGATAGATTGATTGAGTTTTTAACAACAAAAGTTGGTTATGTGTTGACAGTTATATTAGGATTTATTGTGCCAGGAAATGTTTTGATTTTTGTCTGGAATAGGAATATGTATTTGGAGATTGATATTATAAAATTATTGATTTTATCATTTTCTATTTCATTTGTCGCATTGATTCCCAATTTGATAGTTGTTATTGCTATGAATTTTATTAATGGTGTAAATAAAAGCTCAAATAACAAAGAAGAAACAAAATTCAATATATTATATAACATTGGATTCTCAGTTGGACTTGTTGTAATTGAAATGATTTTTGTTATATTCATGGCAATATGTACGAAGAATTTTCAACTTAAGACTTATATTATGTATACAGGGCTAGCAATAACGGGAATAATAATTATATACAGCGTTGTTATATTACTAAAACAGTTAATAAAGAAAATAAGAAAATAAAATGTTTACCAACCATCAATATTCGGTGGTTGGTATTTTTTTACGCTTTTTTAAGGAGAAAGGAACGAAATATAATGGCAAAATTTAATATTGAGGTAGAACTTGATTGGGTAGACGAGGAAGCCGGATACACAATTGATGAAGAAATTAAAGAACAGGTTGTAAGAGGTGTTAAGGATGCACTTCTTAGAAAAGCAACAGATGAAGCAGTGCAGAGAGTGGATAAGGCTATTGCAGATAAGATTCTTGAAGCAGAAGAAACAATTCAAGATACTGTAGACAAATTTGTTAAGACTGTATCTGAAGAAAAGATTGCAGAGATTATGATTCCTGTAAAAGAAGATTCTTGGAGTAGCAAAGTAGCATATATACCGTTGTCTGAATATGTAGGAAAGCGGTTTGGATTGTTTCTTACAGAGAAGAGATACGATAGAGACGGACACGCTTCAAGTTATTCCAGTGAAAGAAAACTATCTGCTGCCGATCTCATTACGAGACAATATTTGGAAAAAGAACTTGGTGCAAAAGTAGAAAATATGATTGCTACTGCAAAAAGAGAAGTGGAAGAAAGTCTTGTGAAGTCGCTGGAACAAAAATTAAAAGAGAATCTTGCGAAAGAAACGATCGAGAGAATGAATATTCCTGATGTTTTAAAGAGATTCAGCGAGATGGCACTTGAAGATAGAAAGGAATAGCAGATGGGAGAAAGGAACGAAAACAACGTGGAGTACACAAATCAAAAAGAAATAGATGCGCTAAATGAAAAGTTAAAAAAGATAGATGAAAATCTAAAACTTGGAAGATTTGGCGTGAATGAAAGTAATAAGGCTATAAATGCCGGTTTGACCATTGCGGTAAAGGGAAACAAGAAGAAAATAGATGCTTTAAAAGATATTGGATTCAAAATTGTAGATCGATTCAAGGAACAAGATACGTGCGTAACATGGTATAGCAGTGGAAGATATAGAGGTTATAAAATGTTTGTGACTATGGAGAAGCCTTTATAGTAGGGAGAAAGGAACGAATTATGAAATTAAGATGGTTGATGATTTTGGAATTCCGGTAAATGTTGAAATTAACCATGCAGATGATTTCGTGAATATGATTGTTTCAGCTAGACAGATCAAGTGTGAATTCAAGTATTCTGTGTGATGATTTGGACCAATATGAATACATGGAAGAATGCCCGGATTATGTAAAGGAGAATGAAGATGAAAATTGTAAAAGGCAAAGAACAGGAATATAAAGACTGGTATGAAAAAAACAGTGATCCATACGGTAGAGCGTGTTTTACATATGCTGAAAGATGGGCCGGAATGATGGAAGAGAAGATAGAAGCATCAGAAGAAGACGAAACGAAAGTTATTGTTGATAATGCAAAGCAGCTGAGCTATGAAGCGGATAAAGAGAGAATCACAGGATTTATGTACGGGGCAGCTGTCAGTATTCTTTCTAAATACTGGGAATACGGAGAATGTCTAAGAAAATGGCACAACAAAGATTATGGATATGACGGTGACGGCGTTGCAAATCCGGCGGTTATAACTGTTTAGTTGGAAAGGATAGCGAAGATGAATGGTAAAGACTTTATAAGAGCACTTGAAGAAGCCATGCTAAAAATAGAGTTGTCAAATAAACACATTTTGTTTATGCATCCTGAAGATATCGCAATACTTGATTTGGACAAGGTGAGCAGCAGTGTGTATCTTGTTGAAGAAAGAAGATTGGAACATGGGAAAGTAATAGCGATTACAGATGAAGAATTTAAAAGAATTGTATGGGATGCAATCAAAAACAATAAAGTGAAGCATCACAGAGGAAGGAAGAATGAAGATGAGAATCATTAGTCAGGATGGCGAGTTTGATTTGCCTTACGAAGAAACAACGTTACAAGCTTTTTACAGTGGAAAAGTAATTGCGTTTCCATTGAGCGACCTTGCAAGTGATGATTTTATTCCAATGGCAACGTATTCAAGCAAAGAAAAATCAATCAAAGCTATGGAAATGTGCAGAGAGAAGTACCTTTCAAGAATGGAGTTAGATGGTGGCTATGACGTTGTACACGGTTGCTATGTGCAGCCTAATTACTGGGTATTGCCTAAAGTATTCCAGTTTCCAGCAGATGATGAGATTTAGAGAGCGAGGAAGAAATGAAAGAGCCAAGCGAAAAGAAAGCGAAAATGAGACTTAAACCAGTAGTAAAGGCAAGTGAGTTTGTGAGATTCGGATTCAAGCCTTGCCGAGGACTTCCGAAAAGCGCAGAGAGTTACTATCTCTGCGTGAAGAACGGACACAGAGTGATGTTTGTGGACAGTAAGCATTTTACGGAATCTGGATGGCCGATCAAAGATGCAAGGATACACAAGAATCCAAACTGTAAATTCAGTGACAAACGGACAGCAACCGAGATTGAGTGTGAATTGGTAGTGAA